GGGCCCCTTAGGACCCCCCTCGGTGCTTTAGCGCCAGGTACTAGGACGCGACATTGATAAATCTGGACGCGGGGGTTTCTTCTTCCCCCGGACTCAGAGTCGCTTCCCGCTATCTACTAGGTGTGTTTATTGCAGTGCATACAAGACACACCTGACCTTCTACTCCTTAGGAACTCCATCATGGCATCGAAAACGCGTACTACTAGTGATACAACTCGGCACAGTGTTTACACTGTTAATCCCGCTGATCCTAGTTTGGACGATATAGTAACTCGTGCGAGTTACCGTTTCCGATGTGGACAATATACTTTGTCCGAAAATTCTGGTTTTCTTACACTCTCCAAAGAGAGGAAAAGTAAGATTACCAGGGATGTTGGCACCAACTTTTTGACCTACAAGACTGAATATGAGGATAACTCCAAAATATACAGCGGTACGGTTTATTATGGTGGTGCTCAGAGGACGTATAATGGGCCTTTGTTTGCCAAATATACGGGCTTTGATGAAAGTCCGAGCGGCTCGTTTAACCCATCTGGCCTCTCCATTTTCGCTAGTAATAGTGAAATGGATGCCAAGGGTACAACAGCTATTGCAAGGACTATCCCAACAAATCCTGTAGCGGGTTTAGCTACGGTTGTCGGAGAATTGAAAGAGGGCTTGCCCTCAATCCCGGGTAAGATCATCCTGAAGAAAAGTGCCACTGGTTCCCCTTCTAAGGGTGCAGCCGGTGAATACCTTAATTATCAGTTTGGTCTTAAACCCTTGATCTCTGACGTCCGTAAGATCGCAACTTCCATATCAGACGGTAATAAAATTATCGAACAATATGAGCGCGATTCCGGCCGTAACATACGCCGGCGCTACAAATTTCCAATTGAAGTACTTGAAGATACAGAGACGGTAACTACCGGGTCTAGGGCTATCCCTAGGCCTGGTCTTAATACCTATCTCTACGCATCAAGTTCTTCGGGAGCAGTTTTAAAGGAACACACACGTATTACACGTGAGTGGTCCTTCTCAGGCTGTTATACGTATCACCTTTCTAGGGACAAAACCCTAGTCGAGCGGATGCGTAAACAGGAGCAGCTTGCAAACAAGTTGCTTGGCACTAGGATTACTCCTGGTGTCCTCTGGGAACTGACTCCCTGGAGTTGGCTGATCGACTGGAAAAGCAATCTGGGAGATGTCATGACGAATCTCTCAGCCTTTTCCGCCGACGGTCTTGTGATGAGATACGGGTACATTATGTGTACTACCACTAAAGTGGTAACCGTAAACTCTACCGGTACCCGTTTAACTAACGGGAGTTCTACCGGGCCTCTTCGGCAAACCTTCACTTATACGTTGAAGCAGCGTCGCAAAGCCACACCTTTTGGATTCGGCCTTGATTCTGGCGCATTTACAATGCGTCAGTGGGCCATACTGGGTGCTCTTGGAATATCCAAGGCCCCGGGGCGGCTATGAGTAAGCGTTTGTTTGCTCACTGCTGCTGTTGTATGCTCTTCGTATGTGTCATCCTGATATGTACGGAGGGTTATGCATGAATCAAAACCCGTTGCCCGCTTTTATCAGAGCGGATGACTTAACTGCAAAGGTAATGCCATGTCATTTTCTGATCCACAGTCACTCACCATCAACTCCGTCGCTACTTCGCTTCCGCGAGTTAGCTCGGGACCGAATTCCGGAGCATTTGCTAATGCTGACGGCTCGGTGCGACTGTCCGTTAGCCACGCTTATGGTAAGCGTGTCCGGCGACAGTTGCGAGTTGATTCCAGTAAGATCGCTTCCGATCCTCTTTACCCGGCGCAGAACGTTCAGTCATCGATGACTGCTTATATCGTGATTGATACGCCCCGTGTTGGGTATACGAATGCGGAAGCCAAGGTCGTAGTCGATGCCCTTGTGGCAAAGCTTGCGGCTTCTTCTGGTGCTGCAGTAACTGACCTCCTTGGAGGCCAGAACTAGTAGCGTGACTGGATCGTCTTGTTAATTTGACAAGGCGATTTCACAAGTGTCCAGGCTAGCGATAGCCTGGACATTTCAGATCGACATGGCTCCGGATGCTCTACCTAGATATTAGTTAGGAGAACATGAAAAGCCATATGTTACTGATGCAGAAGGTCCTTGTAGAACTTGGGACCTGGTGTTGCGTTTGCACCGACATGGATCTAAAAACGATCCATGCGCGTTTTGAACACGAAGGCCTCTCGTTTTTAACGATAGGCTTGCCCGCCTTTGCTTCAGACTTCCAAAAAAGTCTTGACATTGGTAAGGTAGCTCGCAATCTCTTCATGGGTTATACCCGGAAGGGAAGTCTCCCCCGATTTCTTGGAGGTTTCTTCGAGCTTGTGTTCGATCGTTCGAGTGGCGAGATTCTTGATTCGCCATCCTTAGATGCAATCTTTTCCATACGTCAGATAACAATGATGTTTGGTAAGATGGCAGAGATGTGTTCTGATGAACGCATCAATGCCGCAATGGATGGTTATATCAAGACTGAGCAGCATGTTAAAGAGAGCGATGCCCGACTCACAGACGCTATGCGTCTTGAGTTCGAGCGTTTATCGCGTCTCCTTTGGTGGGACGCCCTGTATCCGATCGACAAATCGATCTACGAACAGGACATCATCCTTCCAAAGCATGGCCCCGGATCCACAGCTGATAGGCTTGTCAGTAATGAGAAGTTCTACCAGTCCGAGTGGACGGAGCGTTTGGAGAAGGTCTTTCCTCATATGGATTACCTTATCCCAAACTGGCACTTTCTTGACGAAATTGCCCATGTTAACTTGCTCGAACCTGGGGCTGAACGGCCTGTTAAGGTCATTACAGTCCCTAAGACGATGAAAACACCCCGCATCATTGCGATGGAGCCGACCTGTATGCAATATATGCAGCAAGGCCTGCTCGAGCGCATTGTAGGAAGACTCGAAGAGGATGACATCTCTAAGAGTTTTGTCGGCTTCACGGATCAGGTCCCTAATCAGGATCTAGCCTTGAAGGGCTCCCTTTACGGGGAGCTAGCAACACTCGATTTGAGTGAAGCTTCCGATCGTGTTTCCAATCAGCATGTACGTATGCTTCTAGCTAGACTGCCCAATCTTGCATCGGCAGTGGACGCTTGTCGCTCACGGAAGGCTGACGTAAAAGGCCACGGAGTTATCCGTTTAGCCAAATTCGCGTCGATGGGTTCAGCGCTCTGTTTTCCTATGGAGGCTATGGTCTTCACGACTGTTATCTTTTTAGGAATTCAGAATGCGCTTTCTCGACCCCTCACTCCAAAGGACATTAAGTCCTTTAGAGGAAAGGTGCGCGTCTACGGGGACGATATCATTATCCCCGTAGAATATACGCGCCACGTTGTGGAATATCTTGAGCTGTTCGGCTTCAAGGTTAATTCCGGCAAGTCATTCTGGACCGGTAGGTTCAGAGAGTCTTGCGGTAAGGATTACTTCAACGGCACGGACATAACTGTCGTCCGCGTCCGTCGAGCACTCCCTACCCACCGTGGGCAGACTGAGGAGATTGTTTCTGCTGTTAGCCTTAGAAACCAGCTTTATAAGCGGGGTCTTTGGCAAACAGTGAAATGGCTCGACGACTACATTGAACGGTTAATCCCGTTCCCTGCAGTTGCTGAGACCTCTCCCGCATTAGGCAAGCACAACTTTACTGGGTACGAAACCCAGAAGGTTAGTGGACGCTACCAACGGGCCCTTGTCAGGGCTTACAAGGTTAGCGACGTAACTCCTCCGAATGCTTTGGAGGGTTATGCTGCCTTAATGAAGTTTTTCCTTAAACGCGGCGATATGCCATTCGCCGACAGGAATCACTTACAGTTTGCAGGGCGCGCCAAGTCGCTTAACATGAAACTTGGCTGGTACCACTCCCATTAGGGAGTGAGTTTGGGTTGATATATACACCCAGGAAGGGGGACC